GGAGGTGGTCTTGCGTAATAACCATAAGAGGTTTTGCGCAAAATGGGCAAGAGCGGCTAAGGCAAGGTTTGAGTTTGCTCGCACTTGTGATGATAGTGCAATCAACAGAGCCGCATTGCACCGATGGTTGTTGGCCCAGTGGAAGGAACTGAAGGGACAAGGTGGGGAAACCATTCCCTTACACCGGATGGACCTTTGGATGACTGATACATTGGAAATGTGTTTCCTTCCTACGGCAGAGCTTGTTGCTAGTGAAAGCAAGAGGTCTGTTCGCAGAAGGGCACGCATGGAGTACTACAACGAGCGGAAGTTTGTGGCTGGATGGAAATAGGGGTGCCTTGTGCGAGTAAGGGGGTACGATACAGTCCCACGGTTTATGCCCCCTGGCGTGGAGTGCGTCGCATTAGGAAGTGATAAGGGACGGAAAAAAGAGAGATGTCTGATAATGGACATCACCAAACCTACGCCTGGGTTGTGTTACACTCACAACAACTCAGTACCCAACATATTGAGAGGATTGGGGGAACGACTAATGATGGTTCCAAATGATGAGGGGGGGTATTCTCTCCCCCCCACCCCCGAAATTTTCGACTTGGATGATTACGGCCGTGCCGTGCTCCGCAAAATGCCCAAGCATTTGAGTCCCATTACACATGATGAATTCGTCATGTTGTATGATGGGCCCAAGCGCAAACGGTATGCTGCTGCAGCACAGTCTCTTCTTGAGCGTCAGCTCGAAGAGAGGGACTGGAAAATCAACTTGTTTATCAAGGACGAAACTATTTGTTCTTGGGCAAAGGTTGATCCAGCCCCCCGACTTATTTCTCCACGCTCTCCGGAGTATTGTTTGGAAGTAGGTTGCTTCATTAAACCTATTGAGCATTTGCTCTATAAAGCTGTAGCTCGGGTCTGGGGTGAAACGACCATAGCCAAGGGCCTCAATTTTAACCAGAGAGGAGTGTTGATCAAGGAGAAATGGGATTCCTTCGACAAACCGGTCGCTGTTGGATTAGATGCATCGAGATTTGACCAACACGTTTCTGAAGCAGCTTTGAAGTGGGAGCATTCTATTTACACGGGATGTTTCCCTAAGAACAAGAAGAAGTTGCAAAAGTTGCTTGAGAAACAGTTAGTCAATTCTGGCGAGTGCTATGTTGATGATCACAAGATAACTTATACACGTAGAGGTGGTAGGATGTCAGGTGATATGAACACTGCACTCGGCAATTGCCTGATTATGACCGGGCTTGTGTGGAAGTATGCTGCTGACCGTAAGTTAACTGTTAAGTTGATTAACGATGGGGACGATTGTGTCGTTTTCATGGAGTCAGATGACCTTGAATGCTTCATGTCTGGTTTGAAAGAGTGGTTCCGCTTACGAGGCTTTACTATGAAAGTTGAAGAGCCTGTTTATGAGGTTGAGGGCATTGAATTTTGTCAGTGCCATCCAGTGTTTAATGGGGAGCAATACACCATGTGCAGGAATGTGCACAAAGCATTGTTCACAGATGTGGTCCATGTTGGTCGAACTCCAGAGGAAATTCGCGCTATCCGACAAGCTGTACATGAGTGTGGGCTAGCTTGGTCTCGTGGATTACCTATTTTTCCGAGTTTTTATCGAACTTTGGCCACTGGTGTGAAGGCTGCCTTGTTGCGCAATTCCGGCACTTATTGGAATTCCAAAGGGTGTTTGTCCGGTACAGCAGATATCACTGATGCTGCTCGGGACAGTTTTGCTCGCGCATTTAACATTGATCCCTCTGAACAGAAGGCCATTGAGCAGTATTACATGGGGATTTCCCCATCGTGTTTCAATGAGCCCCAGCTTGTACTTGAATACAGCCCATCTTTACCAAGTGCAGAATATCCGTTATTGGTGAGTGATAGTTTATCATATATATTATTTGACAATTGACATTTACATACACACACACAACATGGTTAAAACTAAGAAGAATATGCAGAATGGAAACAAGAAACCAAAACAGAAAAATAGGCGCAACAGGGCCCCCAAGGGAACTCCCGACACCATCCATAATCGGTATGCTCGTTTGTTGCATAACCCCGATAATGGTGATCATTTATTTGACATTTATGATGGTGAAAGGGGTGAGACTCATAAATTCGTGTCCACCATTACGCTAAATAATGCTGCAGGTCAAACTGCCGGTTTCTTTTCCATTTTTGGAGCAACAGGAAACGGGCAGTGGGCCTCTGGCACTACTAGCAATGGTGCATTGACTTTTGCGTTGACAAACGTGGGATGCCCTGGTGCCACTTTTCTGACTGCCAATGCCGGTAAGACAAGATGCAAAGCAATGAAGCTGGAACTCATACCTGCAGCTGCGAGCTTTTCCAATATAACTGGGGAAGTAGCTGCTGGTGTAACGACTAGCAACTCTCTTGCATCTGGTGTAACCACTGTGGACAACTTATTTGACATTGCTAAAGCTTATGGACCTATTCGCAGGGAGACAGTGTCTTCCCGGTGGATGCCAAGTGGTCTAGATCATACATATTCTGGATACAATTTGGTTCCCAGTGAAGATAACAACATGGTGTTCGTAGCCTATCGGGGGTGGCCAGCGGCTGTCCCGATTGCGGTTAGGATCACGTATGTGGTTGAATGGACTGTTAGGAACACGATAGGTATCCCACCAACTGGAGCAGTGTCCGTACCACTTGGACACGCTCACGTGATTGGAGCATTGCAGGAGCAGGACCCTCACTGGCATCATTCCATTTTGGATGAGATGAAACGAGCCGGCGTGGGATTTGCGCGCGATGTTGGTATGTTTGGTCGGCATTTAGCACGGTCCGGTATGGTTAAGATCGCAGAGAGGTATGCACCCCGTGCGGCGGGAGCGTTGTTGTTGACTGCTTAATTTCTTCGTCAAAACATTGAATTGTGGGGCTGTCCCCAAGTAGTGTAGATTAGTAGATAGTTTCTTTCTTCTTTTGTTCAACGTCATTCACACACCACACTTGTTTAGATGGATAGGTTGGAAGGTGGTTGACTGAGTTCCTCAATTTGGCGTTTTCATGCTGCGTGGGCTGCAGCATCCTCGGGGTGTAGGGAACCCTGAAAACAATATATTGAGAAGGCAGTGCAACCATAGTGGTAGGGTAAGAGCAGGCACCCATAACG